AGTTAAACCTAATGAAGCTGGAGTCCATTACTTGCAGCAAGAAATAAAACAACACAAAGCTGAAAAGGCAATGTTACGAAGCGATATTGACGGTTTGCGTGGACAAAACATAATGCTTATGGATACGCTTGATGCGTTAACTGAAGACGAAAGCTATTGGTCTAAAGAAGCACTGCAAACTGGTATTGTGTTTAAACTTAAAAATGTTTTGAACCAGATAAGGCAAGATAGAAAATAACCATTGACATACTCAATAGAATCAGTTATATTAGTAACTATAAATATAAATTGAGGCACGACAATGAAACTAAAACAAATTATCGCAGCAACAGTATCCGCAGCTTTGACAGGAACAGTGGTTATAGGATCTCTTACACTACCTGTAATTGCGGCTGAGCAAGAAAGATTGTGGACAGAACAAGAAGCTAAATGTTTGGCTTTGAACATATACTATGAATCACGTGGCAGCAACCTTGCGGATAAAGCTGGAGTTGCAGATGTAGTTCTAAATAGAAAGTACGATACACGTTATCCTAACACAATATGCGAAGTTGTTCATCAAGGCATTAAAAACGCAGATGGTTCAATGAAGCGTAATAAATGCCAGTTTAGCTGGTACTGCGACGGAAAATCTGATAACCCACAAGATCAGGATCGTTGGAATGAAGCTCAAATAATTGCGACGCAAATGCTTGAGTGGGGAAAATACCGTGGCATTACAGAAGGAGCCACTCATTATCATGCAACTTATGTAAGTCCGCGTTGGGCTAAAGACCTTCAGCAGGTTGGCCGTCTTGGTGCTCATATCTTTTATCGTTGGGATCGGTAAATGTTGTTAGATACTAAAGCACAAGGTTTTTTTGATAAAAATATTAATCTTATGGTTCCTTGGTATCTTATGGCTGCATATGCATACTATAAAGAAGATGATCCAATATTGTCAGATCAGTTCTTTGATAATATGGCAAAAGTAATGTATGACAAATGGAATGAAATAGAACATTTTCATAAACATTTAATCGGTCCTATGGATCTAATAGCGGGTACTTATCTCGGTGAATACCCTAATCGTGTGATAGACGGTTTGCACCACTTGCGACCGATAAATAATAGAAGGAAACGTAAAAGATGAGTGATGAACGATTTGCAATGGTAACCGTGGTTTCAACACACCGCATGAGATATGCAGTACCGATTTCTGACTTGCAAAAATTAAACCCAAATACAAAACTCGAAGGAAACGATAAAGAAGCTTTAACGTGGGTTGAAGAGTTGGTGATGGAAGAACGCGTTAAAGAATTCTCTCAAAAATGGTTAGGAGAACAAACCGTTGACAAAGTCGTGTTAACTCAAGAAGAAATACTAAAACTGTTTAATTCAGATAACGAATATTTAGCGGATTGGACAGTGGAACAAAAACTCAAATCCCTTAATCGTTGGGAAGATGAAAGCGTAATGTAATGCAACATACTATTGAAGATTTAATTAGACGTATAGAAGTTATGAAAGACAAAGCTGTTATGGTTCACCGTCTTAGAAATCAATATAGTGACTTGGCAGAGCAAACGTATGATGCGCATACGTGCCGAGTTTTGATTGAAGACATACAATCACTTGCTCTAGGAATTGCCCACGATAGAGAAGGGACAGAAATAAAAACAGAAATGGAATACAAAAATGTTAAAGCAATGGAACCCTAGCAGCTGGGTCTTATTTAAAGTAAAGAACCACGAAACACCACATCATCGGTTACTATGTGGTTGGAGCGAAGGAGAAGAAGCCGTAAGGGCAAAGACTGAATGGAAAATATCTGGAGGAATTTTGGAGTGTAGGGAATCAGAAGATGGATTGTCTTGGATATTTACGACAACTAAATCTGAATATGTGTGCGACAAATCAGCTTATCAAGTTGAAAACCACATTTACCATATATGGCAAACAATGAAAGACGATCCGGATAAAGATGTAGAACAAATTGCTTATCGTGATTTGCAGGTTGAAGAAATGGAATGGCTTAAAGTATGAAAATTCAAATAGCAGGATACGGGTTTGTTGGAAAGGCTCACGCGTTTGCTCTTGCAGGTAAAAACGATAATGTAACTGTTTATGATCCTGCATTAGGATATACAAATTGGGATGAAAATACTGACTGCGTTATTATTGCAGTCAGTACACCACAGCATGAAGATGATGGATCTTGTGATATGCGTAATGTGTATGGAGTTCTTGAAACATGCCCTGATGTTCCAATTTTAATTAAATCAACTATTAGCCTAGAAGGATGGGTCTCAATTGAAAATAATTTCCCTGATAAACAAATTACGTTTTCGCCAGAATACCTCAGAGCTAAGTATGCTGTTGAAGATTTTAAAAAGCAACAAGTAATACAGCTCGGCGGTGGTGACGTTGCATTCTGGGTAGATATATTAGGAAAAAGATTAAATTGCAAATTAGAAGTTGCAGATCCTAAAGAATTAATTTTAGCTAAATACTTTATCAATTCATTCCTGGCAACCAAGGTTTCGTTCTTTAATCAGATTTATGATTTATGCGAAGCCGCAGGAGTTGATTACGCATTAGTATCTCACTTTGTAACGCAAGACCGCAGAATAGGAAAAAGCCATACGACTATTACGCGTGAACGTGGATTTGGTGGACATTGCTTTCCAAAAGATACGAGCGCTATATGCAGGACAGGTGAGCGTTATGGAGAAAATATGTCTATTATTGAAGCTGCAAGAAAGTACAACGAAAACCTAAAGGTGGATACATCAAACGTGATTAGTATTATTAGGTCATAAAATGAAGGTTGGGTTTACAGCATCAGCATTTGATTTACTACATGCAGGACATGTACAAATGTTAAGAGACGCAAAAGAACAGTGTGATTATTTAATTTGTGGTTTACAAATCAACCCAACTTTAGATCGTCCTGACAAGAACACTCCAGTGCAAACTGTGGTTGAGCGCTATACGCAATTAAAAGCTATAAGTTATGTCGATGAGATCATTCCGTATTTGACAGAAGGTGATCTCTGTGATATATTATCAATGTACCATATAGATATTCGTATCCTCGGAGTTGAGTATAAAGAAAAAGATTTTACAGGTAAAGACATTTGCCGTAAACGTGGTATAGATTTATATTTTAATAAACGGGATCACCGTTTTAGTACAAGTGATTTAAGAAAGAGAGTTTGTAATGACTGATGGACCATTTAAGAATGCGTTTGATGCTGATACTGACGGAGTAATCAGACGTGAAATTATTACCTATCGTATACGTAACGGTAATATGATTAAAGAAGAAGCAAGCCGTGACTATTATACGTCAGGCGATTATCATGATAACCAAAATGTTAAACCTTTGGTGCAACGATGAGTGACAAGCAATGGGAAATGGATTCAGATATGCTGATCCAACTACACAACACTGCTCGTCTTATGGAACAGCATGATAATACAGCTGGTTCTGAAATTAGGCAAATTGCAGACCGCTTTAGTGAACTAATTAAAAACGCTCATAACAGGAGACATTGGTGTAATGGAAACGAAAGATAGTAAACATCTAATTTTTGAACGCGTAGGTAATATTGTTTACGCTCGCTATTTTGGCGACCCTCCCCTAAGTCGTTGGGTCTATAAGGAGTTGGAAGAATAATGTGGATATTATTTGTCATATCGTTTATTCCAGAATATAATGATTATAAAGTTGTAGAGTTTAACCGTTATAATACACGACAGCAGTGTGATATTAACCAAGCAGTGTTACGAGCAACTTTTGAGGATAATGAATTAACGGCGTGCGCATGGCAAAACTAAGAAAATTTATATTTGACGTTGACGGAACTCTTACTCCTAGTCGTGCAAAAATAGACTTGCAGTTTGAAAAATGGTTTTGGGGTTTTATTCAAACAAACAAAACATGGCTTGTTACTGGCAGTGATTATCCAAAAACATTAGAGCAGCTCGGCAAAGACATTTGCGAAGAAGTTGTTACTGTTTATAATTGCAGCGGAAACGAAACAAGATTTAAAGGCAAGATTGTTAATGCATCAAGTTGGACGTTGCCAGACGGCGTTCGTCATTGGTTAGAAATGGAACTCATTCGTTCGCCATTCCAACCACAAACTGGCAATCATATTGAAGAACGCCGTGGTTGTGTTAACTTCAGCATTGTAGGACGTAACGCAACTCCAGAACAAAGAGAGCGATATGTTAAGTACGACAAAATAAACAATGAACGCCTGCATATTTCTAGAACTTTTAATTATGTGTTTGGTTCTGAAAGTACTTGTCTTACCGCTCAAATTGGTGGCGAAACTGGTTTAGACATTTATCCTATTGGTAGAGATAAAGCTCAAATCATTCAGGATTTCAGTATAGATGATGAAATTTATTTCTTTGGAGATAAGATGGAAATTGGTGGAAACGATTGGCCTCTCGCCAACACTCTTAAAGACTATCCTAATGCTAAATGCTTTCAAGTTAAGGATTGGCAAGATACGTGGGAAATTTTGGAAAGGATGTAATATGTGGTTTAAAAAGAAAAATGATGTGTACGAAATTGACTTTGATAAAGATGTAGCTCCGGTTAACTTACCTCCACCTGATATGACGATGGAACAGATCCTCGCGGAAGTACTCAAAAAAATAGACAGCATTGAAAAAAAGATTGACAAAATTCTTGCCAAATCTCCTAAATAACAAATAAAGGAGGTCGCCACATGTTTACAATAGAAATGGACATGGAAGAAACGTTAATCACTCTACTTGATCCTGAAGGAAAAGAAGAAGACGTTCAATTTATTTTATACGAAGACATTACATATATTCGACAATGGTGTGAAGAGACGCAAAGGTTTTCCGTGATAGCATTAACGGCGACTCAGTTTAACCAGCTTATGCATTCTTTTGACTTACCTGAAGGTACATACATGTTACAAAAGAAAGGATGGAATTCATAATGGTAGTAATATACGGTAAAAGTGCTTGTGGCTTTTGTTTACGAGCTAAAAAACTGGCAGAACGATACGGCATGGAATATGAATATAAGAATATTGACTTTGACCAATACAGAACAGAAATGTATGATTTAAAACCTGATGCTGAAACAGTTCCACAAATTTGGTGGAATGATAAGTATCTTGGTGGATACAACGAGTTTGCGACAGAAATTGAAAACACTCGTAATTTTGGTCAAGACGCATTTTAACTATTGACATTTTCTTTAAACTATGGTAGATTGATTCTATCAAATGAAAAGGAATATATTATGACATACACAGTTGAACTTGACATCTCACACGAAGCAACACATGAAGAAGTTGTTCAATTTGCAACTGAACATGGTTGCCGTGTAATGATGAGGATTGAAGAAGGTCCTGCAGGAGGAAATCCTCTTTACACATTTGCATCTGAAACCTTTGATATGCTCCAAGAATTGACCGAACAAGTACTTGGCTCAGGCCACGGGTTTGATGAGGAACAAATTAAAACTATGATCGTGGAGGTATAAGATTGTCTATGCATATGATACGTGGTGTTCAAGTCCACGGAAATACTAAAAAACGCAAAAACAAAAGCAAACGGTTGCTAGCCGCAGAGGCTGAACATGAGGCTTTTTTAGCACGCGTAGGGTACACTGGAAAGAAAGCTGATTACCGTTATGAGCTACCCAATTATAATACTGGACCTCGCGTAACCTCCGATAAGGTTGCTGGCAACGGTTCTAAAAAAGAATCTGTAAAATATACCGGCAACGAAATTGCAGGTATTGTAACAACTCATAAATCTAATCTGATGCCAGTGCGTAAAGATAACAAGCAGTCAATTATAGACGCCGCTCAAATGAGGAGAAGTTAATTGTGGACAATAATTCAGAAACTTATTTGGGGTCATGTTTGCAGTTACAAAATTATCTGCACTGATATCATCAAAGGACCTAATAAAAAATTACTGCGCAAGTATACTTTGCAATGCAAAGAATGCGGTAACATTAAAACAAAGGTCGCAAAGTAACATATAAATAATCCTATTACTATGGGGTTATTCTATGTGGCATTACAAAGGTGAGGAGTTTACCTCAGAGATGATTGGTGATTATGTTGGCTTTGTTTATATAATCACAGATAACTCTAACGATAAAAAATATATCGGCAAAAAGATTTTCAAATCAAAAAGAAGACTTAAACCTTTGAAGGGTAAGACCCGCCGAAGAACTAAGATAGTAGAGTCTGATTGGCAAAAGTACTATGGCTCGTCAGAAGAAGTCAAACTTATGGTAGAAGAAAAAGGCCCTGATAACTTTTACCGAGAAATTATACACCTTTGCGATAAGAAAGGTGAAATGGGCTATCTCGAACTTTACGAACAAATTACTCGTCACGCGTTACTAGACGATTCATACTATAACGGCATATGCCAAGCTAAAATCCATAGAAGCCACGTTAAGGGATTAAAATGGCTCATGGACGATAGTAATGGTTGACATTTCTATTAAAATAGATTATATTAATCTAGAATCAATTAATGGAGAATGTTATGATTATCAAAAGAAAAAGCGCCTTTTCAGGAATCGTTCGCTCAAAGGATATCCCTGTTGATCCTAAAGACTTCGCTCAGTTTGAAGCTGGGTATGGAAGTATGGAAGACTTACTCCCTTATTTGTTAGACGAAGACCGCGAATTCATTCTTTCAGGTATGACTCCTCAAGAATGGAAAAACGCGTTTTCTGAAGAAATTATGAATATCGTTGAGGACCAATTTGCATGATCATGTTATTTAATGGTCCTCCTCAGTCAGGCAAGGACGCTGCAGCTGATTACTTTAAAGGCAAAGGATGGAAACACCTTTCTTTTAAATACCAACTATATAGAGAAACTTGTAGATATTTTGATTGTAACTATGATTGGTTTATGGAACGCTATGATGATCGCTCTGTAAAAGAAGTTCCTCATATGGACCTAGGCCACATGTCTTGCCGCGAGGCAATGATATACGTATCAGAGCATGTCATTAAACCTAAACGTGGGTTGGATTACTTTGGCTTGCAAGTTGCAAACGAAATAGATGTTACTAAGGATTATGCAATTTCTGATGGCGGTTTTATTGATGAACTCATTCCCGTTATAAATAGAGTTGGATCCAACAATTTCGTATTAGTGCAGCTTACACGTGAAGGCTGTGATTATTCAACGGACTCTAGGCGTTATTTTGACGGTAACGTTATTCAAGAGTTCACTAACGAAAAACAGACCGCAATCAATAAAAAATATGTATTGCCTTACAAGTTTGAAGTCGACACTTACAGAATTCATAACAATGGAAATCTTGAAGACCTTCATAATGTTTTAGAAGCAATATATAAAAAGGAAGGACAACGTGGACAAATCAGCAAACAGAACAGAGACTCAGCGTTATCTGAAGAGTGTGTTCAATGAAAATCCTTATGACATTGAAACCTTTTTTGAAGGCCTTGAAATCATGGCAGATAATGGAAAAGAGCTATTCTTTGTAGACAGGGTTTTATCAAGAATAAGAAAAGAACCTACTATTGATTTAGCTACGGCCACCTTTGAAGTATTAAGAGATTACGAAGCAGTAAAGTTGGTATTTAAATAACATATATAAAGTGAGATAGATTATGACAAATGATGAAATGAAAGATAGCCTGCATAAAGGCATGTGTAAAGTTGTTTTTACAAAAAAGAATGGTGACGAACGCGTCATGCATTGTACCCTTCAAGAATCAATGTTACCAGAACAATTGGACATTGAAGAAGCAATCCAAAATAAGAAACCAAACCCTGATGTTCTAGCAGTATGGGATGTTGAAGCCAAAGGTTGGCGTTCATTCCGTTGGGACTCAATTAAAGATTTTAGTACGGAGTTTAATCTATGAGCTGCATTTACCAAGGTAAAATTATTGAAACAGAACAGTCCAAAAATTCATTAGGTGGAACTGAAATGATGCGTCAGCGCGTTATTGATAATGTGCCAAGTGATATCTTGCAGGATTTTGCTATTCACTTTTCACGCCCTCGTGAAATGTACACTAACGTAAAAAACATTATGTACTGCCACGACTTGGCTGAAGATCCTGAAAACAAAGTTCTTGCAAATAATGGATGGAAAGAATTTGACCATTTTGTTTTCGTAACAGCGTGGCAACGAGATATTTACATTGCTTACTTTAACATTCCGTATTCAATGTGTTCA